ACGCTGCGATGGCTAGTCAGCAATCATCAACTGTGCAGGCTGTGCATTCCTCATCGCGTTCAGCATCATGCCGGTGTGCGCAACTTTCTGTACGATGTCCACAACACTCTGCGCTCCAGTCTGCATCGTACGCAACACACACCCCAGATCAAAATCTGAGGATGGGTGATGGTGCGTGTGCGATGAGACAGCAGGGTTGAAGGGGTCAAACCGTACTCGCCACTCGACCGATACCAACACATCAATGCTTGGTCCCGCGGTGTTGTCGATGAATATAGGTGCGAATCCTCCGAACCGATGGCCGTTAAGTATATCATTCGTGATATTACGGTCCGACGGCTCTTCGTGAAGTCTGCAGAAGTTCGACAACTCATTCATGTCTCCTGGAATCGCATCGATCTGCACCCCGCGTAGTGCCAACTTTCCAGCTGACATTAAGCGTGGCGCATAGAATGACGTCAATTCGCCAGCGAGAGCCCCATAAGTTCTCGTACTCCCGCGCAGCTGTGGGATCATGTCCAATGCTGAAGCCATGACCACCCCAGATGTGGTCTGCAATGGGTTCTGGTTCATGATCTGAACGCTGAACGCAGCCGGAGTTACCGTCCCTGCGGTCGACAGGGTCGGTGGGGTATTGCCCAACAGTGTCGTGTTAGTCGCGGCGTTTACAGCCAGCGCGGCATTCACACTGTGGTACCCAATTGCTGAACTCCAGTGCGTGTCAAGGTTCGTCGGATCGGTGTCATTGGTTCGCTGCATCGTCCCCAGCAGCGCAAGCTGTCCTGCTGGTATAGTGGTTAAGGCCGTCGTCCGCACCACAGCATACGGGGCAATCGCACGCGGAAGCGCCACGTGCGTTTTGTCGAACGCATCGAAACCCCGTCGCATTGTCTGCAACTTGTATGCTCCGGTGCGGCCGTTATTGCGGCCGTTACCATTCTTCTTACCAACCTGCAAGCCAGGTTTACCAATGGCACCAACGCCCTGCTTAATACCCGCCAGAAAGCGGTTTTGCATGCGGCGTACAGCTGCAAGACCGGACTTCTTCGCTCCCGTCCGTTTGGCCATGCTTCCTTGACCGTCGTCTTACGCATACACGTGCGCTCCAAAGTGCCCGATGGTTGCGCGATCTCTTTACACCCCTATCGTTCTATGCGCTCACAACAGGCCCCTATTAGACCATCAGTGTTTTCACGCACGTTCGACAGGTAGATCCATCGGTAAAATGCAAATTCGTGGAGGGTTCTCATGGTCCCGATAGCGTTCCTACCCAAAATGGGCACATGCATAAGCCCACCCCTTTTGCGGGGTGCCCCCTTGTGTGGTAGCTACGTACCGTCCCAAAGCTTGGTCCCCACACAGACCAAAGCCCATCGGAACGATACGGTCCGTATCCATCCACTTCCCCAGATCTCCAACACTTGCCCTCGCGGCTAACTAACAACAAGTGCCAGATTATGCAAAATGCTCCAGAATGCTGGGGTCATGACGTCTCACCCACGCGGGATTGTTGTAAACGTGTGCATCGCCCACCCACACGCTCACTCCCAACGGGGTCCGCTTGGTCAGGCGGATATCCTGTGCTTACCAGGGAGACGCTGGCCTTCACCTCAGACAGCAGGGCTGCGCTGTCACCAGGCTCTACCTCCACTCGGGGCGTGAAGGATGAAGAATAAGGCGGACTAGGTGTCTGGACACACCACTCCCCGAGCCCTGGCCAACCGGCTAGGCCGCATACTATACAAGTTTCGGGGACGTCCTCTCACCGCCGAAGCGGCTCGCGACTTGAATTCGACGCTATCAGGTAAGAGGGTTACCATGGCCCTCCGAGCCCCATATCACACCATTGGGACTCAACACCACCGAGGTGGGATTGAGACAGCATAATCCGAGAAGCCCTTGAGCCTATCAAAGTCCCATGGCCACTGTGCGAATTTTGCTTTCTCATCCTCACTCGCTCCCCACCCGAAGGTACGGAGGATACGATTCTCGTACTCGCTGGTGATCATATCACGCTCGATGTCAAGACATAAACTCTCGAACGTAGTGCCTTCAGGTGGCTCCGCCATCCCGAAGACCTTGAAGCTATCTTGTTGTTCGAGGTGTGTGATACCCCCATCCAATGTCCTAGCATACTCAAGTAGCTTCTTCGATAAAGTAGGCACATATTTCCGGTACATGTGGGCATACGACAGCGCTTTCGCAGTCGCTATCGCTTTCAAGGTGTTGTCGTCCTTGTCCCGAGCCGCCACGACTGCGGCAGGACTGCAACTTATGCCCATGTTCCGAATGGAGCGTGGAAGATCAGGGCACATCTCCCCTGTCGGTCCATTTGCGTTTAACGACATGAACCATCCACAAAACTCCATCTTCTCGCCTTTGTCGTGATCCCGCTCGAACAACTTCATGTTGAACCCCAGGCTTTTCCAATTTTCTTCAATGGTTGCGATGTACCCGGGGTTGTGGCCTCGTATCGTGATTGCAGAGTCGTCGCCCTCAAAGGCCATCTTCATACAAACCTTGTTACCCTGCAAATCAGTGGCTTCCAATGCACCTGGATGGACCAACACTTCGCCGTTCTCAAGTGTCGTCGCCAACCAACACACAAAGTTAGTTATCCAGTTCAATATAGAAGTCCCACGATGGCCACTTCGGCGGATGGCCCATATTGCGGTCGTCTGGCCGCCGGCCAACTTGAGCGTAGTGCCCGCCTCAACGCATGCCGCGTAATGTTCCTTATGCCATGAAGTCGGCACCAAGGAGCAATGATCGCAGAACACTTGGGTCACATGCATTATGATGGGGTTCTCCACCATATTGCGCACGGGAACGGTGCACGTGGTGTCCCACGCGGAACCATCGCCCTCCAATGCGGAGACGCGTTTTCCCTGATAACCCCGTTTGTTCGGTGCGTGACGTAAATTGTACGCCACACGGGTCATTGCGACATCCTTCGCAGCATGCTTGATTGAGCGGCCCTCGTAGACAGAGAAGGTCAAGTCCTCAATGCACTTCACCACCAGAAGTGACATCACTTGTCCTTTATCTCCGTCTGCGATTAACATCCGCGGTGGCTTCTTCTCTGCCATTGGTTCCGCCTTTACCTTGGCGGAGAAATCATAACAGGGGTCCACAGTCTTCAAAAGGTCGACAATCGCACTGCAGAACCGTGCGTCGCTCCACTTTGAAGACTTGACATCCGTCAGATTGTTGGCATCCATCCACTTGAGGATGTTTTCCGTCGTGAACACTCCGGGGATCTTAACACGTTGGCGCCTGTCTCTGGCATTGACCTGTTTGCCCCTTATAAGCGTGTTCACGATGCGCTCAAGCCTCTTCCGCATGGGCCCAGTGATGACGGGGACATTCTGCCTGTCCTCGATGCGCTTCTCTATGGCCTCATGGATATTGTCAGCTGTGTCCGCGTCAATGCGTGGGACACGGGGTGCGGGCATGATTAATGCTCCGCGCGTCACTGCCGTTTCGTTACGGACGGCGTCGTGGCGTTGCGCAATCTCCCCGTTCTCCTCCGCGAAGACCCTGTGATCTTCAGGGTCAGAATGGACGCGGTACTCCACCCTCTCAGCCGACTCTTGCGCGGCATCATGCCTGCGCTGTGCCTCAGCGGCGTCTGACCCATCATCATCATCGTCAGCATTGCCGCTCTCTTGGGGATTGTCTTGGATGCTTTGCTCCACAGCCGGGAACCGTGCGAAGGCGTACGCACCCTGGTGTGATGGAAAACAGCACCCAAAACAATTGAAAATGCATCGCTTCACGGACGAAGGCTGGTCCCTCGTCGTGTACAACAACCCAAATGCATGTGCAGACAAGCTCCGAAGAGCCTGGTGCTGCAGGGTGTCGGACGGCCATAAATTGGCTATCGTGTTGCTCAGCGACGCCCCAATCACGCATGCCTTACTCTGGGCCATGACCACCAAATCGAGCCTCTTGCAGATGTGAGAGTACTCCTTCGGTGTCAATTCCAGAGTGCGTGATTTGCACTGACCCCATCCGCAACAAGTGCGATTCGGATAAACGCACTTGATGGTGACCTTCGTGTCCAAGTGGCGCTTGGCAGCTTTCCACACGTCCACGTCGAAATCGGATGATGGGTCACGCACACCGAACCCTTGCCTGAAGCTGAACATGGTTCGGACCACGTAGCACTTCCTCGATACGAGCAAGTAGGGCCTTATGGATTTGGCCCACTTTTGGAATCACGTTACCGCCGGTTTTCGCGCGATCGCATG